GGTGCGGGTCATCAGTATTTGATCCGTAATGGCACGCTGAGCGCCCGGACACTGGACGTGTATGACGCTTCCTCCTCGACATCACGCCTCGCGATTCTTGGAACCGGTCTCATCGGTATCAATACTTCAACGCCCGTAGCCCGCGTAGATGTCAACGACAGCTCTAATCCGGCTATGGCCGCCAGTGGCCAGTATTTCTCGCGCACGCAGTATGTGGCCGCAGGTACGAATGCGACGACGATTAACTTCAACAACGGGAATGTGGTTGACGTGCACATGGGGACCAGCACGACGTTTACCTTGTCTAACCCGCAAGACGGTGCCCGCTATCTGATCTATATCCGTCAGGATGGCACGGGCTCACGTGCTCCGACATTCCCGGCAGCAGTTCTTTTCTCAGGCGGTTCGACACCGACGTGGACGACCACGGCAAGCAAGGTCGATATCGTGACGCTCGTGTATAACGCTTCATCGAGTAAGTATTACGCTGGCTCAAGCTTAAATTACTAACCTATGAACATCAAAAAGAGGGGATTAAAGATACTAGTCGCATTAGCGGTTATCATTGCTCCGTTTCTCGGTTCAGAGATGGCCCAAGCCGTGACGTGTTATAGCTATACGAGTACGGGAAATAATACGGGGTGGAACTGGAACGCACCAAATGATAACGGTGCCTTCTCGTTTACACCGACGACATCGTGCGTACCAACGCAGATCTTGTTGCGCGTTCAGTCTATTAGCGGATCGCCTGTAGGCGACGTTTCGATCCGGGCCGACAAAGCATCAACATCGACCGGTTACGGTAGTGCCTCAAGCGTCAGTTTTAATGCTGGTACCACGACGATCAATCTAAGTGGCGGTAGTACGATTAATTCCGGTACGCGATATTGGGTATATATCTCTCGAACGAGCGCAGTGACTGATTTCTTCAGGTTCTATAACGAATATGCAAGCCCCCCCTCAGAACAATATTGGTATTCTACGGCTTCTAATATAGAACCAAATACGCGGTATGACAGTTCAGTTAAAAACATCGGTGTGAGCATTGACGTCATCGGCACGGTTCCGGCCGCTAATACGTTCGATGCCTTAAGCTTAGCTGGTGATTAATTTATGCCCAATATGCAAACCGATGCCCTCGATACCTTAGTACAAGAACTTCAAAAGAATGGGTATTTTGAACACAAGAAAATGTCTCAGGAAACTAGAGAAGAATTTGAAAAAGTCCATATCCATTTAGATAAAATCGAACGATCAAAAGTTTCGTGGAAAACCTATATTGCCATAGGGGTCGGGGTTCTGGGATATATGACAGCTCTCATGGGGATTATTTGGAACGAAATTAAAGATACAAATCAAAATATAATGTCATTTAACGGGAGTGTCTATGATCTAAAACTTGATTCTTATAAATTGAACCAACGTCTTGATTCAGTAGAAAAACAACAATCTTTAATTAGTAATATTTTAAACAATAAATAATATGACAAACAAAAAAACGACCAAAAAACTCGGTTCATATGGGATGGTAAGCGGTGCTATCAGCGGAGGAAACGCAGGATTACCGCCGAAGACGTACCCCAAACCTTCTAGCATGCTCGGTGGAACTAAGAAAAAAGGTAAGAAATAACTATGATCCCGCAACTTTTTCCATGGCTTCAGGCCATACGGCAACGTCTTTGGGGTGAGAAAGATCGGGACGGTAGAACACTCGGTACAGGCTTACTCCGTGGCGAAGAAGACGATCGTGATTTCAAACTCGGTATCTTTGGTTGGGGTGAATACCAGCCTAAACATACCCGTCATGAGATTCCGATCAAATGGCTTAAAAATCAGCGTTCCTTCAATACCTGCGTCATGAATTCGGCAACGATGCAGAAAGAACAGGACGAGGGGGTAGAACTCAGCGTCCGGGGCCTTGTCGCCATAGCTCGGAGAGAGGGCTATGTCCAAGGTAACGGATTCTCAGCCTTACGTGATATTCAGAAATGTATCCAGAAATACGGGATTCCGGAGGCGGGTGTTTTGCCGGATGCTGATGTTGACTGGGAACAGTATTCTGATGCGAACCTGCTGACGCAGAGAGTGATGGATAACGCCGCGCTGCACAAAAGCAAAAGCTACTTCTATACCAAGAACCGGAGCGAGACGCTTAAGATGCTTGATGAAGGCCGAATCCTGCATACCGGTATGCCTTGGTATCAGGGCTTTAACATGGGCGGGGGATTCAGCTGGCCGTGGCTTATCTGGATGATTAAAGGTTTCTTTGTTGGTGGTCATGCCTTTGATCTTAATGGGTATGACTTCGACTATCAGGGTCGGAAAGTGTATAAGGCGCCGAATTCCTACGGTACCGGTTGGGGTGATAAAGGGTACTTCTATATCGATATGGATTTTCTCGATAAAGTCGGTTATGAACGATACGTGCAAATTGATATGCCGCCGGAAGTAGCAAAAGTTATTGCCAATTACCAGGGCCAATTCGTAAAAGACAAAGATAGCCGAGCTATTTACTTCATCACTAAGGATACCAAGATGGCATTTCCGGATATGGACACCTTCCTGGCCTTTGGTGGTCGCAGTAAAGGCTATATCGAGATTAACCACGAAGCGCTTGAACTCATCCCGAATGGTCCAGCCATGGACATTACCCAGTCTGATTATTGGCCATATATGAAAGACCTCGATAAATCACAATGGCGTGACGCTTTAATTATGTTAATTAGTAAACGATAATATGAGCTCTATCTTCAAACTCAATGCACAAGATCTGTTTAAAGGGTTAGTTGTCGCCGTACTTGTTGCGGTACTGACTACGCTTGAATCGGTTATCAAAGCCCATGGTTTCCATCTGACCATGCAAGATCTGGAAAGCATTTTTACTACTGGATCACTTGCGATGATCGGGTATTTGCTTAAGAATTTCTTGACCGATGATAACGATAAATTCATCGGCGTAGTGTAGTTGTCTTGGCTAAGGTACTGTGTTATAGTCCAGTTGCGCAGTTACGCGCTCACCCAGGAGAAACTGTATGCGAAGACTTGTTGCCTCGTTCCTGCTCTGTACCGCCGTCATGGCGGGTTGCGGAGCCGAAACCGCCCTTCCACCGACCACCTCTTCGAGCGTGAAGGCGCTCACCCCGACCAGCGTCACTGTCGAGATCAAGCCCCGCATCGACGGCATCACGGTCTACGCGGGCTACTACGGCCCCGGACTTCCCGCCGGTGATCCCGGTTACAAGTACGTCACCGGCGTCTCGAAGGCCACCGGGCTGACCTTTACGGTGCCCGGTTCGGCTGTCTGCGGCCTGACGTTCACGAACGCCAAGGCGCTCGATGGCGTCATGCTCCCGACCGGGGTCTATCCGCAGGGCATGGAGATGAAGTTCGCGCTCCCGAACGGCATGGTGGCCGGACTGCCCGGTCAGACGCCCGGTGACAACGAGGTCGCCGAGATCCGGCTCGACGGCGTCCTGCTCGCGCCGCTCCCGATCATGACCTACAACGGCAGCGACGCCAAGAACATGTTCGTGAGCTCCTGGCTCTTCGGCTGCACGCCGTAACGTAAAACAGGCCCTACAGCCTGTTTTTTGTTTCTGAACCACCATGACCACCCGTTATTTTACCAGTAAAATCAATTGGTTCTTTTGTTGAGATTATTAATCCTTTATAGTTTTTGCAATCATTACAGTTACAAGGTAAATCCAAATCCATACGTGATGGTTTAAGCCCGCGAATTTCTTCTTTTCTTCCTTCCCAAGCTGGTGTAGTTGTTTCTGGGTCGATTGTCATTTCCCCCATTTCCGCAACTGCTGTACAGCCATTTATTTCTAAAATTCCATCCTTAGCATCGTATTTTATACTGGAATTTCCACTTAAAAGAATAATTTTTGAAATTCTTTTTCCTCTCATTCGATAACCAAATTTCGGTAATCCATACACCGTAAAGAGAAACAGGGCGAGGACTACTATACCACCTAAAATAGTTTCAATCATAATGATTATCCGCGATTGCTATGGCGTAAAAAAACTTTCTTTTTCTCCTTCTTACATTTAAGACATCGATATGTCACTTCTATCTTTGGCGGTTCTTCATCAAGATTAATTGTCTTGACCGCCATCCAATCGTGAAATAAGTGTAGCATACATAGGTTTAAAAAGGGGATTACTCCCCAAAAAAGCTAACACGTCCCGTCAGGACTGAACGTCCGGCTATTCCTTTCTTCGTACAATTCAACTGGTGTCTTGAATTGCGACATGATCTTCAAGCTCACGAAGAAGATCTTACTACACTCGGTACAGCGCATCTTGTGCTCATAGCCGTTAAGCCCCCATCGTTCCTGACCCATGACGAGTAAGAACGGCTGTTCGCGTTTACAGGTCGGGCAGTTCAGCTTCGGGACGAATGGCAACATCATAGGGCCTCCTTACGGGTTTGGAAGATAAGCATGGCAGCACAGGTTAGATAAAAGACTAACGCTATTTTGCTGATTGTTTCTTCTCCGTACACGATGAATAGTGGCGCTGCAGCTAATACCAATGTTAACCAACCGGCCAAGAATTTTCTTACTGATGAATTCATAGTGACTAATTTACTTCAACACACTCCACAAATACTCCTCAATCTTTTGGTAGGCGGTGTCGGAATTTGAAGATAATATCTTAAAGATCTCTTTCACGATCTCGTTGAGAATTTTTTCATGATTTACAAGTTTCTTCGGTCTTAAAAGAGGTAGATGTCTCAACACATCCTCCACCTGCCAAGCGGGAATGCAGGATGTCGCCTTTGAGACGATTCTATAAACTCCGTCCGGACAAGGATATCTCATTTCACGACAATATAGTCCGCCTGTTGGCGAGTACATGTGATGCCCCTCAAACCCCGGTACGAGGGAGGTGAGGTGCTGGCACATCTCGGGCGTGAAAAATTGTTGCATACTATTCCCTTCTTAAGTCAAAATTCTCTTTGTGTTCCTCCCATTTTGTGGCTAAACCAAGCTCATCACGTTCGGTAACACGAGTAAATTTTATGGCCTTTATATCCTGTGGCTGAATATTAGCCCATTCCTTGAAAAAATAATCTCGTAAGTCTTCGGGCCCAGCACAAAACAATTCTTCTGCGCCTGCGCCTTCAATCGCGATATAGCATTTCCATGGTTCTTGTTGTGGTTGGTGGGTCATAGACAATCAATTCTCTTTAATATCCTAAATAATGTTTTTGCCTCTGTTAGGGCATTTAGATCAATAGGATTATGATTTAAACGACCTGCTGAAAAGATTTTATTCTCAATATTTTTAATTGCTTCGTTTGGATTAAGAGTATCCCCAAGACGACATAAGTCAGATGTTATCTCCTCCTTTAATTTTTTCATGTCTTCGCTCATACCGGACGTTTTAAGATTTCCTGTATCTTAATATAAAAATCTAGGAGATCCGTCCGTGATAAGATCATCTTTTGTTCGGAGGTAGAATCTATATTTTTTATTATCGAGAAGACATCGCCATTTTCGACTATCTTTATACTATCATCATGTGGCATCTCCTCATCCGAGAGCAGCTCATCAATCTTTACTCCCAAGACAGAACAGATACTTCTAATTTGCCAACCAGATATTTCCTGCTGACCCAGTTCAATATATGAAATCGAACTACGGGAAAGCTCCAAACCAGCCGCCTTGTTTAGCTGATCCATGGTCATGCCTAGCGCTTCGCGTCGTTCTCGTATTCTCCTGCCTATTTTTTCATAAAATGGTTTTGGTTGTCTCATACCGGACGTTTAAAGAATAATTTCCACCAAGTAGGGCCGTCTTCAATCGTTACCGGATCAATTGAAATAAGCTCATAGCCCTGGCTTTCGTAATTTTCTAACGATTTTAGCACTTGTTCCCAAAGTCTAATCGAAAGTAATTTATGCTCAAACCGTTGTTTGTGTTTTTTGGATGTTTTGGGGGTCATACAGATCCTGTTCAATGAGTGAAATAAGAGTTCTTGCCATTGCGTCTGCTAGATTTTTCTCGTTAAATGTAATGCTCATTGTTTTTACTATCCGCCTATTATCCTCATCCCACCAATAAGCCACGTTCCACCCCTCTTTTGACTTCCAAATATTCAAATCGTATCTCACCCCTTCATCACTAATAATTTCAACGGGAAGCATCTCGCCCAATTCAGCGACAGTGAAGGCAGAATATATTTCATTTTGGTTAAAATCTGGATGATCGGCGAGAAAAGCATAATACCAAAGTGTAGATGGCTCAGTACTCCCATACCAATAAAAACGGCTTCCTGCTTGGTGTGCATTAAGTTCTTTTAGCCGTTTAGCATTCTCTAAACTTACGACTTGTTTTTCGAGTTCCATAAAATTTAAGTTAACATCTTATCCAAGGCCTCCCAGACAGAGGGGTCTTGTTGAGCGAGATCGAGTTCTAGGTTCCAATCTGGACTTTCTCCAGTCGCAAAATCGGTAATAGAGACTAAGTGCATACGATCACCACGATGATTGTTTAGCTCAAAACCGTTATCTTTTTGTGCTAGAGCTCTTAAAACATGGCTTAGACGGAGAGCTGGCCCGTCAGGAATTTCTCCAAAGGCTTCTTCTGCATCACAGGGTAAGGAGTTTATACCACTCATGAATTCTTTAAATTTTTTTTCTTCATTAACGTAATCTGAGCAGGCGGCAATCACCTTAGCGCGCACGGATTCGTAGTGGGGGTTATTCATAGAATTTTGGAATATGTAACCCACTTAAACAATCTAGACACTCACTGTCAGGATGGCACGAACAGAAACAGGGATTATCTGGGGAAGGACAGCTATTTGTTTCTTTGCGTTCGTAGTGGAAGTTAGTGAGCATATTAGGATTTTAGGAGTGATGGGTGTTCGTGAATATTTCCGATAACTTTCACGACTATATCATCAACATCACCTAAAGCGGGACAATATTCCCCTGTATCTTCATCGCAGAAATAACCACTATTTTCATTCCATTTTACCTCCTGACGACAAACAAAGGCATTTCTTTTATTAAACCCATCATCCTCTTCTTCATTTTCAAAATCTTGGTATTCAGCTGCTAGAAACACATCGACTATATCACCCTCATAAACTTCCTTTCCCTCATGATCGACGAGATTAGTATTACGTTGGTATGGAATTTTGTGAACTGTATAGAGCGTTGCTGTCTGCTCAAAGAATCCGGAAAGCATCATGGGTGTGCCACCACTATAAACAAAATCATTTTTTTCTGGGCTCCAAATGCGAAATTGTTGGATTGTAGGATAGTCATTCATACCATTCTCCATTATCCCTCCCTCTGCTCAGATGCAGGGGATGGGGGTGAGTTAAGAATTTCCCGTCGTCCCTCCTCCTTCGCCTTAGCTATAACTTCATCACAATGCTCACATACTCTCACTTCAAAATGACAACCACCACAACAACAACCACATTTTGTTACATCTACATGACAATGACACCGACATTCGATCATAGAGTATCTAGGTTATTTAAGAATTCTTGGACACCTTCGTTAAAACCTTTACAATCACACTCTCCGGCGGCTATGTGCCCTTTACACGTTAGACAATGAGTATTTTCTCCGACGACCTTTTTATTCGGCGCCTTCTCCCTCACCATCTTCAAGATCAGTTCTTTGTGGGTGGCGAGTTTTTGGGTGATGAAATCCTCGATAAAACTACTACTTACATATTCGTATCCTTTAAGATCTTGGACAACTGTTTCATTCATCAGCAAGGTAAATTCTCTCTTTACTTCCTCGTTAAATTGTTCGAGAGGGGTCATAGTTACGGTTTATAGATTAGACGGAAACTCCTCTTAAAGACAAACCACGCTAAACCAAGACGATAAAGAAGGTCGTTGTCCCATCTACGGACTGGAAAATTAAACGTTAATTCCGCCACCTCACCATGAGCTTTAGTAATAAATCGTAAGGTGGTGTATGGTTTATTTTTTACAAAGCGGGTGATTCCATCAACTGATTTAAATTCTTGTTTAGTCATATCACTCTAAAGCTTTAAGAATTTCTTGGGTTTTTTTTATCTCTTCAATTATTCGGGAGTTTCTTCCTGAGATCATCAGATTTTCTTCATGATATTTTTTCTCATCAAAAAGTGGTTGCGGCTTTCCTGTCATCTCCTCGCAAATGAGGCGGGCGAAATTTCTAAGATCTTTTCTGTGTATGCAATCAAGATGTTTTTCTGATGTTGTGATTCCGCAAAATAGATCTTGAATCCTCTCCTTAATCGTTGGTTGATCCATATTTTCTATGATGTTCAAGAATGAATTTCACCGATTATAAAATTCCCACTTTCCTTTCAACCTTCCTTCCTCCCCATCACCTCAATCAGCTTCTGTTTGTAGAGTTCGGCGTCATCGGAAGTACGAAAATGATTACCAGTTTTAATAAGAAATTCTTTTTCTTTCTCATCGAAACTATCCCATTGCTGTCCAACTCTATGACCATTTGCTTCTACTACCCAAACGTAATCACCACTTTTTGGCATCCAAGGCTCTTCGAGGAGGGACCAGCCATCTTCCTTCAGTTCATCCAACGCCCTCCATAAAGAAACCCCATAATCATTCTTGAAAAATACGATGTTCCCATTTTTGCTAAAATCAAGTATTTTTAATTTTTCATTATTTCTATTAACTAAGAATTGTCCGGGTTGCATATCAATTAAAAGTTATGTTTTGTTAAAAATTTATCAATCTTTTTCCAACCTTCTTCACCAGTATCCCCGCTATCTATCCACTCTGCATCACGACACTGCACAGCTAGTTTGCGTAGTGCTTTGGCGAGACGGTTGCGAGTTGGCTGATATTGATTAATTTGTTTGAAATAAGGTTTATCGATTTCTTGCGTAGAACGGTTTTCAGAATAGTTCTCTAAATCTTGGGCCAAATCCTCTAAGCTACTAAATTTGTAGTCGTATGATCCGCCAGACATATCACTTAGATTTAAGTTTTTTAAGGTTTTCTAACATCTTTTCCTGGACTGCATCACTATAAGCAATACCTACAATTTCAGTTTCCATAATAATTTCTTCACAAGCTGAGACAACGAGATCTAATACCATTCCTGCCCAATCTTCTCGTCCTTCCATTTCATGTTCAATGTTAATTATTTCTTTTTTAAGTTGTTCTCGTTTTTTCATATTTATCTCGGTAAAAGTTCCTTAATCTCATTTATTTTTCAATTAGATATTTAGCTATATATTTCTTAATAAATATATTTTCATGTTCAAGGCAAAAGCTTAGAGTGATCACTTCTTTTTTTTCTTGATTTACTGAAATTCGACGACGGAATCCTAAATCAAAATTTTCTGAATTACTACCCAACAAAACACCACACTCATCACAGAAATTTTTTTCTTGTTTCATAATTTATTTTTCAACATCGAATAAACTACATCGAAATTACTTAGTAATTTTTCCATGAAATCGTCGTAATGTCGTTCGCTATCCGCAACACTTTCTTCATATCCACGACCGTATACTTTTGCTCGAAGCTTCTTACTCTGAGATTGCTTAGGCGGTTTGCCACGGACGACCTTACCGAGCTGTTCTGCATCGACTGCAGCGGTAGCTTTGGCCTTGTAGATCATGTCGAATGTTCCATCGTGCAAATCTTTTTTCTCGACTGATTCAATCGCAATCTCAGTCTGTATTCGGGCATAGTGTGAGGCATCGAGCGGGCCGGAAAGGGGATGAGAGCCGACGATTCTAAGTATGTGTTCGTTGATGTTTGACATAAAGTTTTCTAAATTTATCCATCTCTTCTTCCGTAATCGATCGATCCAATCGCTTATAAAGATCGTTAGTAATTTCATCTCTGGCTATTTCCGCTCCTTCGTCAAAGTGAGAGTAGGGGAATTTACGGAACAATTCGTTCGTAATGTGGTAACGACGTATTTCGATTCCGCGTCCGATTCGGCGATATTCTGCGTCGGTGATGGTCATATTTGTTTATCGAACATGTAGCGTTTAACTTTCTGTTCTAACCAGTTCTTTTCCCAAACCCAGTCACGACGAGGGTATTTTTTTACAAGATCCTGTAAACCGCGGGTGATAGCGAGGAGCGTGCAATAGTCACGTATTTCTTTTTTGATCGTTCCGAAGTCTCCTCGATGGCAATCGTTGCATAGTGCGATGATTGAATACCACTCGTTAATCTGACGGTTCGAGTACATGAGGGCGTGGTTCCATTCCAGTCTGTTTTGCCGCCCACACCAGGCGCAGGACCTCATGTGTTCCATGCCGGAAAGTTTCTTACGGATTTTTTCTGGTATGGGTTGCATAGGGGATTAACAAGCCGTTCGGTAGCCGAGGAGAGCGGCGATGACACAAACGAGGATGATGACAATAAGATCAGACATAGGATTTTTTCTTAGATCGTTTCTGCAATTGATCAGCGAATTTTCGCCATACCGTCCGGGCGCCTTTCCACGAGTAGTAATAAATCCGTTTGCTACCCGTGATTGGTTTGCGATCGGCGCCCAGGCGTCGGATCGGTTGCAAGTCTGACCACGTTTCGCGTCGCAACCTGCGTTCGGCGTTGCTGGCCTTGAAGCCATGATCTTCGGCAATCTGGATGACCTCATCGACGGACATGAGGCGTTTGACTTTCAGTTCGTCTAACAAGATTTGCTTGAGTGTTTGTGAGTGCATAGCCCTCCTTGGGTTAGATTAAGCTGGTTGATAAAAACGTTTTTCTTGTTGTTGTTTTTTTAAAGCGAATTGGTAGTGCGCTTCTTCGCTTGGATTCCGCACTCGATCGGCATATTTTTCTACAGCGTCGTCCCAATAGGTCTTTGAGCCGCCCCCGCCTTGGATGCTTTTGAGAATGGCGCGAGCGTTCTTCGCCTTCGGATGTTCATCGCAATATTCTTGCAGACCTCGGATTATTTCGCTTCTCGCCCATTTTGCTGCTGTTTCTCGTTGTTCAGGGGTTCTGTTGTCCGGCCTCTCGGGTGGCAAGCCTTCCTGCGGCAGAGTGTAATTTAGATACTTTGGTTTTTTGTCCGGGAATTGGTCGTAGAAGTCTCCAACTTCGATAATGCGCGCGATCGACGAAAGGGCGAAGTACCCAAGCGAAGGAGTCTGTACGTACGTGTTCGCGGTGTTGCTCAGGATGTAGTTGTATTGCGATGTCGTGATGAGTTTATGCGTCTTGTCGTGGAAGATTATGGCATGCGTAACGGGGTTGCTTATTTCTTGGCTCATAAGTTCGGGTCAGTCGTTACGGCTCCGGTCCGAACTTTCGGCGAAGCACGTGAATTAAATTTAGCTGCATTGTTAAACCAAGTAATCAGACGGCGTTTCACCTCGAAGGTCCTCTCGGTCTGCCAACGTTGCTTTCGACCGCTATGCGTCGGTTCGGTCCAATGACGAATGAATTTTTGTATTTCGTTCTTAGCGGTTTCTTCCGGGAGGCTTTTGGCGACAAGCATTTCGACACAAGCCCGTTGCTTTTCTTCGCTCTCGAAAAATTCTTGAGCTTCTTGGGCGGGGGTGGGCGAAGCCCCCACACTAGGTAATAAGTTTCTTTCATTCTTTAATTCTTCCATTCTTGTTAATGGAGGAGGGGGGGATTGGTTCGCCATTGGTTCGCCATTGGTTCGCTCGTGAGTTCGCTCGTCGGTTCGTTCGTAGTTTTCGGAAGTCTGATATTTATCGTAGTTGACGATAGTAATTAGGTTGCCACGTGGTTCGACCGTCAGTTCGATCATGGAGTGCTCCCGTAAGAATTTCATGGCACGCTTCGTGTGATTTTCGTGATACATCATTTTTCGATACCCAACTTTCCAACTGAGAGCTTCGCGAATATCGCTGTATTTACAGAAAATTTGACCTCTTTTAACGATGAAACCTTCGTATTTCTTATCTTTATGGTTGGCGTTAAGGACAAGCCAGTCCCAGATTTCCCGGACATAGGGAGGAGCGGAAGCAATAACACTGTTTTTTATGGAACGAGCTTTGAGGACAAAGCCTCCAGGGATGGACGACATATAGTTGAATTGTTGGTTAGCTAACCTGGTGCTCAAGGCAGGAATCGAACCTGCAAGATCATTTTGGCGGCGCCGCCATCGTGATCATTCGACGAGTAGACATAAGTAATATCGTCGGCCTTTACCGTTTGGCTACTTGAGCTTCTCGGGGCCCTAAAGCCCCGAAGGAGAGGATCGGAATACTTGGCAGTATCCCGTGGGGAGAGCCATGGAAAGGACGCCTCCTTCCATACATCCTCCCCACCGGACACCGAAGTGTTCAGTGCCAGCCTAGCCGTGTGCCATGTAAGCCGCCCCTTGTGGGAGTCGTAGCCGTGTTATGGCGTCTGGAATAGGCCAGAGAATAATCGTTATTTCTTCTTTTTAGCCGCTTTCTTAGAACTTTCAAGTAAAAATATTAGTTGTTTGGACGTTCTAATCCATTGTTGTTTTCGAGCGGCGGCGTAGGCGGCGTCGGTGGCGGCGTAGGCGGCGTCGGTGGCGGCGTAGGCGGCGTCGGCGGCGGCGTAGGCGGCGTCGGTGGCGGCGTAGGCGGCGTAGGCGGCGGCGTAGGCGGCGTAGGCGGCGTCGGCGGCGGCGTAGGCGGCGTAGGCGGCGTCGTAGGCGGCGTAGGCGGCGGCGTAGGCGGCGTCGCGGGCCGAGATCCACTCTTCGTTCTTAATGATTTCTCCCTTTATTTTTTTCCGGTACAATTCGCGTACTGTTGCAATCACCTTGAGAACTTCCGGACTTTTCTTGGCGAATTTTTTGACATCATCCATGATCCAGAGCATGAGTTTTGGCATGACCATTGTAAGATTAGCGCCAACCGGAATCGCAGCGATAAACTGCTCGGGCCACATCATGGCTTTTTCTTTGGGAAGATTTTCAAATATTCGATCTTCTAAATAAGCTAGTTGACGCGGAATTTCTAACTCTTTTTCGTAAGCGCCGTGATCTCCATTGCTATAATCTTTACCGAGCTTTACGTTCATGGTTTCGATGGCGCAACCTACTGCGCAGAACCTGAATTTACCGTCAATTTCGGTCTTGTAAGCTCCTTGGCGAAGAAGGTCAGCTTTACGGTGACGAATAATTTCGTCGAGTAATAATTTCTTTAATTTTTTGTCTCCTTTGAATGCTTGCATAGGGCAAGATTAATTTTTAAATCGAGGTAAATCCCTCTCTCCGGGACTCTCCCTCCCTCCGAGCCACCACACCCCGTAGCGCTCAGAGTAGGGGAGAGACCCAGAAGGTCTCTATTGCCACTGCTTAGCGATCTCATCGACTTCTTGCTCACTGACGATTTCCGGTTTCTTCTCAACCACGGGTGGGGTAATCCCATTGCGTTTCATCATGTAGCAGTCGTAGCAAGTGGGGTACTGTCCGGTATGTTCGATTTTGCAGTTCGGACAAGTTTTTTTAGCTGGGGTGGTATGGGGAGCTGTCTGAGGTGTCGAAGTCTTCTGTGCAAAACTATTAGGGGCCTTAGAATTGATTGTAGGAGAGGGGATGGCTTCAGCACCACTTTCCGTCCAGGTCAGAAGCGTCTTGCCGGTTTCTTGCGTGACCGTAAATTCGGGTTTATTCATGAAGAGGTTGGTACGGTCTTTGCTGACACTAGCGAGATTGTTCTGTGAGAGGTTGAAGGAGAGGGTCAATTCATACTCAAATCCGTCACGCGTAACCTCTTTCATACCGACTTTGGTAATGACCGTTTTACCGCGATCGTCTTTGCTCATGTCGTAGTCTTGTTTTTTACGGACGGTAGTTATGACATGAGCTGGACTCTGGAGAATCGCGTCAATGAAAGCTTGGTGACGAGGGGTGATTTTAGCCCATGACGTATATGAATTTTTAGATGTACTTGCTTGCGTGATCTTCTCAACCAGCTCAAGACATCCGCCCTTCCCATCCCACTCATGCGTGATTGAGTCGATGATGATGACTTCCATGCCAGCGGCTTCACACGCATGGATAGCTTCGATATAGCGTTCCGGGGCATAATCGTCTGTAAGCGTAATTACGTTATATGGCCCGAGGTGAGAATAAAGTTCAGCTGATCCATTCTCAGTGTCTATAACTGCGATTTTTTCCCAAGAAGTGAGACCATTTGCGAGGAGTAGTGCAGAGAAAGTTTTACCTGATCCTGAAGGGCCACCGAAACCAATGCGGAGTTTAGCTTTGCGACGTTCTGCTTTGCGAAGTTGTAATGTCATATGGGGTGTTTTAGGGGTGTTAGTATTTAAAATCGTAACCGTATTGAAGTGCTAAGTTGCGCATTTCCGTTATTGCTTCCGGGTATTTCGGGTCACGGAATTCTTTCGAGAGTTCCAGGTGTTTACCCGAGCGGTGCAAGACCGTGTACTTACCGAATCTCTCCGGGGTAAACCCGATCTCGTCGGCGAACGTGGTACCGAACTCAATTGCTTGGCTCATAATCTTCTTCGTAATCCTCTCGCTTGCGGCCGAAGATATATTCATCGGTAGTCAGCGATCGGCTGAATTCTTCGTTGAGAAGTTGTTCTTTAACGCGTCCCATACAGGTTTTTTAGGTCAAGAATTAGTTGTTCTAAGAGATCTTTTTGTTCGTTCTGCAACTCAACTATTCTTTCGAGTGCCTCTTGGGCTTGGTTGATTTCTTCTTCCATAGGGGTGATAGTCATCCACAGGACCCGTTGACATGGGTTACCGTGGAACTTAAGCTTATTAAGTAATAAAAAGCTGGTATGGTTCTGTTCGTCAGAACTGACAACTTTTTATCGATCGAACGGGTCAGGTAGATGGTCTCGCAAAAAACAATCTACTTGGTCTGGGTTACGAAGCGGCTCCTTACGGGGCTGCTTTGTTTAGAGCCTTTTTTTAGTTTCTTCGATTAATTTGCGTTTTTTACTTCGGCGGTTATGCGGGATTTCGATCTTGGCTTTGCGCAGTTCAGTGAATAACATACGAAGTTGATGGATATCTATGTTAAGTTTTTCGCTTATTTCGGTAGTAGAGAGGCCTTTTTGAGCTAATTTAACGGCTTTCGCTAGAATTTCAGGTTTGATCATATATTAAGAACTGAGTATAATAACTCCTATGCGCCAACTTTAGCCAAGAAATAAAGCGCTCAATAAATCACGAAATAAGTTTAGAAATTGGTTTGAATTTTTAAGGTACTTCGTCCAGTATATCACAGTTCGGGAGTGGGTGAGTCGGTAGGCTCTTTTTTTATTTTCTCTCCTCGTTTTTTTGCGCCGATCTTGCGAATATTTTTAAAGTATTCGCTACCCTGCGTCTTCTTTCTCTTGTTCCAACTGCGTTTGCCGAGTATGCTTCCGGCGAGACTTCGTTCGTCCATAAGTAATTCATTAAGTACACTCTTAGCTTACCTATAACGAACGTTCGTGTCAAGTGGATAACTCCACTCTATTCCCACTCACCAGCGAGTGGTGGGTGGAGTAGGGGGGATTACGCATTCTCTTCGACGATTTCATATTTTTCGGCAGCTTCTTTTTTGGCTGCATCGTACTGCTCATCTATCGGAAGCGTCTCATCATAGGCGATCTGATCGACAAGCTTCTCGTCCTGATCGTAGACGTTGATGCCGTTGAATCCATCGGCTCCTTCTACGAGGGTGACCTTGATTTTAGCTTCGTTCATATTCGTTATGTTTTGAGAGCTAAGCTGCTCTCGATGTAGATACTATATATCATCAACGAACGTTCGTCAAATACTCAAGTGTGGATAACTGGGGATAAGTCCATTATTTATATCATTTTTTCGATTGGAAAATCATAGGTTCTAAAATGGTCTATAATCAATGTGATATGTATATTAGCTATGATGTATCGTCTTTTTGATTTTCGTCCATCTACGGGCCGTATAACAAGAATCTCATTTTTGAGTGGCTAAAACAAGCTAAAAAAAGTGTGTATAACTTTTTTCCTTGACGTAATAATCGCATAGTCGTATACTCGTAGCAGAGCATAAGATAGCATTGATTAACTCTACTTACACAATACAATTAAGATTCTCACCCTAGGCCTAGGACAGGCTTGCTAAGGTGTGAGAATCTGGCAAGCCCATCCCTACCTAGGGGTGGGCTTCTTAGTTTCGGGCGATGGACGTATCGATCGACAGTCTATCGCCTCAGATGTCGACATGCTACGCCTAGGGAGGTTCCGACTTCTTCACCCAGTAGCAGCGGCAACCCCAACGCATGAGCTTCATAGCCTGTAGTTGCCTGCCGACATCTGATTTTAATCTAAATTTATGTCCGATGTATTTCGTCAGGAATATACGCCTGTAAGCGATGAAGCTAAGGCCAAGGTTAAGGAGTTCAAGGTTAAAGCTCAGGAATTGTGGGATTTGATTCCGAAACACGATGAAATTGCTCTTAGCTCGGAGTTTTCGGTTGCCATGAGCAAGCTTGAAGAAGTTGTTATGTGGACTACGAAAGGCCTGACTAATCCCGAAGGATACCCTAATTAATACTTTCTAACCTTTTCACTTTCACGAGTGGAGAGGCAAACTCTCTTAGGGACTAGTTCCTTAAGCGGTTTGGCCTCTGTACTTATGACCGAAGAAACAAAAATCAAACTCGACATTAAAGATTATCTTCGTAGACGTGGTGCATTCTTCTACCACAACCTGGCAGGCTTAGGCTCTTACCACGGTGTCCCGGACATTACTGCTATCTATCAAGGTAAGGTTTATCAGATCGAAGTGAAAACGCCTGCGGGTAAGCTTAGTTCCGTCCAACAGGATTTTCGCGATAAGTGGCAAGAGCAGGGAGGGGCACTGATCGTGGGTGGGTTGGATCAGGTAAAGAAGATTATTGAATACGATGTTAAGAAAATCGGACGTAAGAAATTAAAAGAAATGTATGAAGAAATCTAAAAAGAAGGGTGGTAAAAAGTGTTAAGTAAGCGGAAAAAAATAGTTAGGTTGATATGGCAAAAGGAGGAAAAACGTTGAATGATCGTGTATTGGCTGCGGCAGTTCGTCAGCTTGGTTTGAGAAGAATTAAAAAACAATTTGAGGAGGAGCCAGATTCAGAATTTTCTAAGCAGTTATTGTTAAAACTTGCTCCGACTCTTTTACCGCGTATCAACGAAGGTTCGGGAGACCAGGGGGAGTTCATTATCAAACAGATTACCGGCACTGTAATTCAATCCGATGATTCTGACATTCAAGACCAAGATTCCACAGCAAATTGAAGCGGCTCGTTACTGGAATGATTCGGTAACTGAGCAGATTTTGTATGGTGGTGCGAAAGGCGGTGGTAAGTCTTTCCTCGGTGCATTCCTGATTTTCAACGATGCTCTGATCTATCCGGAGACTCATTATTTCATTGCTCGCCAGGAATTGACTGACCTGCGCAAATTCACGATTCCGACAATTTACGAAGTATTTAACAAGCTAGGTTTATCGCTTGAGGATTACGCCAAATTCGATGGCCAATACAATATTTTCACGTTATATAACAAATCAAAAGTTTTCTTGATCGCTTGTAAAGAACAGCCATCTGATCCGTTATTCGAGCGTTTTGGCTCAATGCAGATGACTAAAGGATGGATTGAGGAGGGGGGCGAAGTTTCCGAAGCCGCTAAATCTAACCTTTGGTTATCAATCGGTCGTTGGAAGAACGATGAATACAAACTAAAGAAAAAACTCCTCATCACTGCCAACCCTAAAAAGGGGTGGATGAAACGGGAGTTCATTGATTGCGAATTACCGCCACAGCGCAAATTCATTAAAGCATTTGCAACGGACAATTCGTACCTTCCAAAGGACTATGTCGAGACGCTTAAGAATGAGAAAGACAGCGTCCGTAGACAGCGTTTGTTCGAGGGACGATGGGATTACGACGAAGATCAAGATAGTCTCATCACCTATGACGCGCTGACTGATACGTTCTCGAATACGATCGTAAAAGATAATCAAAAATATTTAACTGTTGATGTTGCCCGTAGTGGTCGGGATAGTACGGTGTTCGGGTTTTGGGAGGGGTTGGAACTTATCCGACTTGATAAGTTTTATAAACAGGATACGTTCAATACCGAGCAGAAGATCAAGGATTTTGCGGCGATCGAGCATATACCGTGGTCCAACATCATTATCGATGAAGACGGCATTGGTGGGGGAGTTGTCGATCATCTTTCGGGGGTCAAAGGATTCGTCGCGAACTCATCGCCCTTACCAACACTCGCTGAAATCTCTTCACGAATCAAGTACATCGATGACTTTGCACCGAAAACGAACTTCAAGAACCTGAAAACGCAATGTGCATTCAAGCTGGCATCGCTCATCAATGAACATAAGTTGTCCTTCGCGGTACCGGAATATCGTGACCTGATCCTAGAGGAGCTTTCTGCTCTGCTACGACATAAGGATGCGGACAAGGATGGCAAGTTACAGATCAAACCGAAAGACGAAGTTAAAATCGCACTTGGTAGAAGTCCTGACATTGGTGATTCGATCATCTTCCGTATGTGGTTTGAATTGAAGAAGGATGCCTACGGACAAGAGAACTTGCAGCCAGTCATCGAGAAACAGATACGTCGTTTTGAACAGAATAAAAGAAATTTAGCTACTAATAGCTGTAAATAACTATGTTTAATAAAATTCTTGTTTTATTCATCGGTGTAGTGGCCCTAGTCGGTTTAGTATTCTTTGTTTCTAAGGAAAATAAACCAGACATGATCGGCAGTGTATCGATCGGTAACAACTATCAGGCAACGACCACGGCAGTTGGTGCAACCGCTGGCACCTACGTTATTACGTCAGTTCCTGGCACGCTCGGTTCTGTTGTCATTGTTAGCACATCGGCAGTTGGTGGCTTGACCATCTATGACACTGATTCGGTGACGACCACAGCAACGACCACGATTGTGGTATTCCCGACTTCCACTCCGGCTGGCACGTACACGTTCGATACTAACTTGTTTCAGGGTTTAAGCATCCAGGTTCCGACTGGTTTTAACGGCCAATTCATTACGACCTACCGTCCGTAAGTATGGAAATTCAAACCGTACAAGAGATTGTACGAGAAGCTGAAAAAAACGATAAAGATGGGATGACTACTGCATCGAAGTACGTCGCGTTTAGCATGCGTGAGGATATTAATAAGACTGAGGCGTATATCAATTCCAAGCATACTTCGGGCGATACGGATTCTTTAGGGAGAGATAAGCCATTCTTTAATATCTCGATTGCCTCGCGCAATATTTGGTTCCGTGCGACGGATTTGGATCGTAAGAATATCATCATCAGATCAAGCAAAGAGGCTAATGTTACTGCCGCTTTTCTTGCCACGATAAAGCTTCAGGAATGGATGAAAAAGCAGTGGTTTGGTGAATTTCTTAATGATTGGGGATTGTGTCTTGCGACGCATGGATCGTCCCTCATCAAGTCTGTTGAGAAAAATGGTGAATTGCATTGTAAGGTCATGGATTGGAATAACATGATCGTCGATCCGGTTGATTTTGAGAACAACATTAAGATTGAAAAGCTCTGGTTTACTCCGGCACAGCTCAAGAAGAATAAAACCTACAACAAGGATTTGGTTAAAAAACTTCTTGAGAATAAGACAACTCGTAAAACGATCGGAGGTCAGATAATCGATAATAAAGCTGGGTATATTCCGCTTTATGAAGTGCACGGTGAAATGTCATTGGCTCAATATAAGTTGAGTAAAGGTGAAGACGTTAAAGAGGGTGATGAAGATGAATACTTCCAACAAATGCACGTCATCACGTTCTTAGAGAATGATGATAAGAGCTTCGATGATTATACCTTGTATTCCGGTCGTGAAGCACAGGACCCGTACATGTTGACGCATCTTATTAAGAAAGAAGGTCAAACGTATGCCGGTGGAGCAGTAAAGAACCTTTTTGAAGCGCAATGGATGGTCAATCACACGCAAAAACAAATGAAGGATCAACTCGATCTTGCCTCTAAAATCATTTTCCAAACAGCTGATGCCTCACTCGTCGGTCAGAATGTGCTCGTGAATATCGAAAATGGCGACATCCTCACTTACGACCCGGCCAAAGGCCCTATGGCGCAGCTTAACAATAAAGCAGATATCGGGGCCATGCAGTCTTTTCAAGCCACATGGCAAAGCGTAGCAAGCCAAATCAACGGTATATCCGAAGCAATGATGGGGCAGAACCCGCCTAGTGGTAGTGCCTGGAGACAGACGCAAGCGATGTTGCAAGAAAGCCATTCACTCTTCGAGACCATGACTGAGAATAAAGGTTTGGCGCTTGAAGAATTACTGCGACGCTACGTTATCCCGTCGTTTAAAAAACAACTTGATACGAAAGAAGAAATCTCGGCGATCCTTGAAGATCATCAGATCAAGCAGATCGATAGCATGTATCTCCCGAACGAAGTAAATCGTCGGATGAACCAGAAAAAGAAACAGGCAGTTTTGACAGGGCAGATCTATGATCCGGGGATCGAAGCACTTGACGCCGCACAAGCTCAGTCAGAACTACAAGAGACCTTACAAGGCAACCAACGTTTCATTAAACCGTCTGAAGTTGATTCTAAAACGTGGAAAGATATCTTCAAGGATTTAGAGTGGGAAGTTGATATCGATATCACTGGAGAGACTAAGGACGTGCAAGGTGCCATGACGACTCTTACAACGGTCCTTAAGACTATCGCTGGTAACCCGATGGTCTTACAGGATCCGAACGCCAAACTCACCTTCAACAAGATTATTGGTTTGGCTGGAGGGGTGAGCCCGCTCGAATTACAAGTTACATCTACTCAACCTGCTAATCCCATGATGGCGATGGCAGGCCAGATGCCACCTATGGCAATGGCTAATCAATAACGTATGGATAAAGGACAGTTAACCCGTTTCTCGAAAGAAGAGATGGAGGTCATTAAAAACACGTTTAGAGACGAAGAGAATCTCTATAAATTGCGCAATGTCTTGTTCGGGTTTTCTTCTGAGCCGGTCAACTTTACTGAAGCAACCTTGGCAGTGATTCGTAAAGTGTTCTTACCGCAACTCTCGGCAGATGTCCCGTTTGGACAGCAGGCTGACATTCTTTTCTCGGTCAATCTCAAAGAGATTACTTTACCTGAAATCGCGGTTTTGCACATTGAGTCTCGAGAGCTCGTGGTCAAATATCTTGCTCATCGTTTGGCTGTTCTCGAAGGAGAAAAGGATGAGGGACTTACCTTAAACGATCTAAGATCTGGAGTTGACGGAGATCGCTATGTATCGATGCTCGCCTATGCCTTCCTGACGAACTCGTATATCGACAGCAACATCATGCAGTTGAGAACGCTTGCCAATCAAAAAGAGCTGACCGAAGAAGAGAAAAAAGCAAAGGCAAAACTCGACAGTTCTAAATAATTCATTAAATCTTTGGCGGAGTTTGAAACCGCCTTAACAACAATACTATGGACGAAGAAATGGTAGAGCAGGAAACCTTAGACACTGCATCGGGCGAGGACACCTTAGATCCTCAAGAGGTATCGGAAGACGTATTTGAAGGTGAGGAAAACGAAGCTTTAAAAAAAGCTCAAGATCTCGCCAACAACTACAAAATCCGTGCTGAAAAAGCTGAACGAATGCTAAAGCAGAAATCTGTCGAAGCTAAATCAGCTGAAAAAGTCAGTAAGGAAAGCGATATCGCGCTTTCACCAAAGGATTATCTGGCACTGACCGAACACAAAGTCAGTTCCGAAGATTTCGACGAGGTTGTTCGTCTCTCAAAAGTACTCGGCAAATCAATTGCCGAAACGATGAAAGACAAGGTAGCAAAAACTATCTTGGATCAACGCGCAGAAGAGCGGGCGACTGCTCTTGCAGCGAACACGAGTACGGCTCGGCGCGGCGCTAAGACCGAATCGGCCAACGATATCTTGGAAAAGTTTAATCGTGGCATTGTCCCCGATAAAGAAGAAGATATCGAGAAACTCGTCAGAGCCGAAATCGAACACAAAAAAGCACAACTCAAACGCTAAATAAAATCGGTGGGGTTAATCGGTGGGACTTATTAACGATTAACCCTTTATGGCAAACACTATTGGCACCAGTACTTTATCTGAAGTCTGGCGCATAAAATATTTCAAGACGAAACTTGACTTGCAGCTTCGTTCGGCTTTGGTATCCGAAAAAGTTTTCATGGTCGATCGTACTGAAGCGAAATACATCTCTAATCCGTACTTGACCGGCGCGACTGCCGCTATCGCCGCCATGGCCGGTACCTACTCGGTATCAACGGCGACGACGACCGATGACAAGTGCGAAGTCACTGATCAGGTAACGTACGGCGTCCACCTCTTCGAGTTTGAAGATACGCTTTCTCGCGCTGATTTGTACCAGTCGTTCGTTGACGACATGACGGCTGCGGTTGCGGTGAAAGCCGATCAGTTCGTTCTGAACAAAGTTCTTGATGGCGCTACGGGCGCATATACCACGCCGGTTGGTGGATTCCAGACCGCCGCGAATATCGCGACGATCTTCTCGAATCTTATCGCTAAGGTTGCTGGGTACTCGGACATGTACAAGGGCCTGTTCCTTGTTCTTGAGAATTCTGATCTTCCGGGTCTTATCCAGACGCAGGTGGCAAGTGGTTATAGCTATGCGGATTCCGCGCTTAACAACGGTTTGATCGGTCATTACATGGGCGTTGATATCTACTGCGTCCGTGATAGCACCTATGTTACCGCTACGCTCGGTACGTTGACCGCCACTAATTCCGGTCATCGTTTGTTCGGTGTGAAGAACATCGCTACCTATGCTGCTCCGCGCGGTATCCAGTACGACGAAAAGAAAGTGACTGCTAAGACCGGTCGTGAAATCGCGGTATGGGCGAATATCGGTGCCAAAGTCTGGGCTCAGAAAGCTGCGCTCTTGGTCGATATCACTCTTAGCTAAGTATTTAATTTTAGGGGAGGGGATGGAGATGGAGTAGCATCTCCCACCGAGTGCATACTTCGTTTCCGCCTCCTCCCCTAATGCAACCTTATGAGCAATGTAATTAACGCAGGCGAACCGGTGAGGCCAATGACCGCCCAAGAATTCGAGGCCTTTCTTGAGGTGTACAAAGCCCAGAATCCGGAGAAATTCGCGATCAAAGAAGCTAAGGGCGAGTTCGATCGGTTTCGTAAGAACCTTCCTCTGATGCCCAACTCCTTTTCGGAGCAGGTTGAGGAAGTCGAAAAAGAAGAGACAACGGAAGTCCGTCGCGGTCGTCCCCGGAAAGAATAACTCATTGACCTAACTGTATGTTGGAAAAAATTACATCAAAGATCTCTCCGGCAGTCTTGGTCGCGATCGTACTCGGGGTTTTCTCTGTGGTTGGCGCAGTTAGTGCGTACCAGAGTTACTCCAGCCAAGCACCGCGTGTCGTGATTGAAAATGTGTCCGGTGACTACATCGAAGCGTTCGAGCAGGTATCTGACTCTAAGCCGGATATGCAGCTTGGCGCGACGAACGTTGCTGACGTTATAGGTCCGTATCATTGCGTGAATAACGTGTGTACGTACCACCTCGTTGGAACGTTCACGGGTTCGGTAGCCTCGACGACGCTTATTTCGTTCATCAATCCGTTTCAGATGCCGACCTCCACATCCGGAGATATCGTCGTTAGAACCGATGACAGCGGACGTGGTTGGACCGGCGCTTCTTCGACGGTTGATCTTGTCAGAATCCAAGTGAGCGGCGCTCCGACGAGCACATTCCAGGCCAACTGCGGCCCGGCTACGACGCAGTATGCGTTGCCCTCGATGAACCTTCTGACAGCGACCATTACCACGTCTTCGGTTGGTTTAGTCGAAAACAACCTGACGACCGCGAATGGCGGTTTGGCTGATGGCGGTACGGTCGCGAAAGTTTCGATCGGCCCGAGCAAACCCTATTTCAATTGCGTCGCCAGCGGCGTTGGTAGTGAAACGCTTTTCGTCAGCACTACCGCTAATGCTGGTATGTCGGCGAAAGTCACGATCCGTGTCAATCGCACTCAAGGATCCTAGTTATTAGATGAGGAAGCGGTCTCCCGCTTTCTCCATTTGCTAATTACTTCTATGCAGTTCTCCAGTTCACTTAATAACGGGTTGGTGCAGACGCTTGATCGTCTGTGTTCTTCGACCGTGAATACGTATCCGTTCAAAGACAAGGCAACGGATCTTAATGATGCGTTGGATTGGTATTGCGAGCTGGCGTTTATGGCCGATGGTCAGTGGTCGTTTGATGACATTAATCAGACCTCGCCGCCAATTGATACACAGAATATCGTTTCAGGAACGAATCGGTATAAATTCGGTAGTTTTACGGAAAAAATTATCAATCTTATCCGTCTTGAAGCGTTAGACGGTAGTGGAAATCCTCTTTTTCTCATTCCGGAAACATTCGATACGATCGGATCGCCGACAATAGGTGCTCAATCCGGACGAATTACGGGAGCGAGCGGGGGAACTTTTCAAGAATGGTACTTAAACGCACCTAGTGGTACGCCGACACACTATATTAAGTTCGGTGATTTCGTGTATTTGCGACCGAAACCAGATTATAGCTTATCTTCGGCCCTAAAAGCGTACTTTGATCGCCAAGCGCTTAAGTTTAATTTCGTTTCTGTAACGGTTGACGCTACCTCAAACGTTTTTACTGCTTCTTCCCATGGATTAGTTGCCGGAGACACGGTCATTTTCGAGACTGATGGCACGATTCCGACCGGATTGACTGCTGATCAACAATATTACGTCATTTCTTCTGGTCTAACGACGAGTGAGTTTAAAGTTTCAACGACGCTCGGCGGTTCGGCGGTAGATATCACCGATGCACAAACTTCAAGTAACCATTCTTTCCTCAAAACATCGATGAGTCCGGGCATCAACCCAATGCACCATGTCATGCTCTGTCGCAAGGCCGCACTGACGTTTTTAACGTACACCAATTCTCCGAAACTCGGTATTTTGCCGCAGCAAGTTTTGAAAGACGAGATGACGATTAAAACGTTCTTTGGTCGTCGGACAAAGGATATGGTGAAGAGAATGACGCCCGCTTATCAGGATAATCGATAATATGGCCACTAAAGATACCACACTCGTAATTGAAGCGCCTCGACAAGGCATCGCGCAAAGTCCGCATGTCGGTTTTGGCGCTGTCGTGAATATGGACATTACGACTGTTCCTGGCGTGGTACAGCTTAACAACATCATGTCGAAAAAGTCCGGTACGACGGTTACCGCACAGCCGAACTGGGCTGTTAGGCACCCGATTGATCCGGCACAAGTATATGTCCTTGATTCTGCGGGAACCGTGTATAAATCGACGGATAACGGTGAGACGTGGGCGGTATTATCGGGCACGAGTTCGACGAATGCGCATGGGAATGGTTTGTGGATTTGGAAAAACTATCTGTTCGTTGCTCGTGATACGAATTTAGATGTCTGCGGTGATGGTACGTCATCAGGTATTACGTCGGGAAATTGGACGCTTGGGTGGAAAACGATTGATTCCGATGTGTTATGGCATCCGATGATAACGTCAAAGAATGACGATAAATTGTATGGTGGTGCAGGTCGATATGTTTTTTCGATCGAAGAGCTTACGACCTTTGCTCCGGGAACTGGCGCATCGTACACGTTTACTCAACAGGCATTGGACCTTCCGTCTGCCTATCGGATTAAATGTCTTCGAGAACTTGGGAACAACCTCATGCTTGGCACATGGCAGGGGACGAATATTTATGATATTCGTATTGCCGATATTTTCCCATGGGATCGTTCGTCTCCTTCGTTCGGTCAGCCGATTCAGATGGCTGATTATGGCATTCATGCCATGGAGAATATCAACGAAACATTGTATGTACTCGCTGGGATCAATGGAACGATCTTTAAGAGCGACGGCGTGGGTACTATCCCGATCGGTCAGCTACCGCAAGATTTGTCAGGGGGAAAATATCTTGAGTTCTACCCCGGGGCGATCATGTCGTATAAAAATAAACTTTTCTTTGGCGTCGGTCAGGGAGGAAGTACGGCTATTTCCGGAATGGGAGTTTACAGTCTGATGCAGACCGGGCGTGGAAACGTGTTGACATTAGAGCATACGATCAGCACCCTAAATGACGGATCAGCCAATCCGCTTAAACCGACTGCTTTACTTCCAATTAGCCGTGATAAATGCTTGATCGGTTGGCGGGATAACACAAGTTATGGGATCGACGTAACGAATAATACGTCATATGCCTATGGGACCGATTACGCCGGGTATTTTGATAGTCCTCTCTATGTTATAGGCTCGCTTAAAGCTCTTAAGACCTTTGATTTTCTTAATTTTGAGCTAGGAAAACTGTTAGCAAGCGGGGAAGGTATACGCATGTCATATCGTAAAAACTTGACGGCGAGTTTTTCAGTTATCGGAACCTTCACGCATTCGATAGCAGGAACGACCGTACTTGGTGCGGTACTTTCGCATTTCCAAAAATCAGGTATTTCCGAAGCTGAGACTGTGCAGCTGCGCATTGCGCTTAAAGGTACGAGCACGACAACACCGCAGTTTAAAAGTCTAATGCTGCAGTAATGTCCGATTCTGCCTACAAACCCGAATACAATTATTATCCGACCGATTTACCGGGAGGGTCTTATGGTTCTTCGGAATCGACGGCAGAGAAACCGCAAACTAATACTCCGACCGTTCCGGAAGCAAAGAGCAATCTTTTACCGGCAGCTGGTGGGACAATCATGTATGACGGAACGATGAAGTCGAGTAACTTCGTCGCCGATGTTGCAGGTTGGATGCTCGACAGCAATGGAAATATTTATGGCGTGGCTATTTTAACCCGAGGAGGAAGGATCGCGAATTGGTATATCAATACGAATACGATTTCAAGCGGTCCTACCGAGGCAAGTTCTAACATCCTTTTAGATTCAGCTAATTCGATCATTCGTCTTGGCCCCACATCGGGAAATTACATCACGTTTGACGGAGCGAATTTACGTATTCAAAGCTCGAACTACTCCGCCGATTTAGACGGGTTTACGATCTCTCCGACGCTCATTGAAGCGCAAAATATCAAAGCACGCGGGCTCATGCAAGGCGTGGCGTTCCAGTATGATGTTGTTTCGTGCGTTGGCGGACAGCTCATGGTTGCCAACGCCGATGTTCTCGATGCCGACCTTTCGGCTGATGGGACGACATTGACGACTAAAAATACTTCGACGTTCGCGGTTAATGATCTTCTCCTTATCCGTGCACTCGCTTCGACCGGCGTAGAAGAAGAATGGTTTAGAGTGATTGATGCTTCGAGTGCTCCAACGTATCGCGTAACTCGTGATTTCGCTGTCACGTTCGCGGCGGCTAATTCCAACCTTAAAGGTTTTTGGCGATTTGACGAAAATACTGGTACGTCAGCGCGGGATAGCACAGTTAGCGCTAATCACGGCACTGAGGTTAATTGTTCATATGTTGATGGTCGGTATGGTAAGGCGTTGAGTTTTAACGGATCGAGTTCGTATGTTTCGGTTGCTGATAACGCGGCATTCAAACCAACTACGGCAATTTCTTTTGCTTTTTGGATTTACTGGACTGGTTCAGCATATTCGCAGATCATCCATCGTCAGGATTTCTTCGCGTTTAAGGGGTATGACATCTCGGTTGATAACACGAACCAACTGCAGTTTGGGTTAGGGGATGGGACCGCCAATACCTACGTCTTTTGTGGTGCTAATTCTGTTCCAACAAACACGTGGACACATTTTGTGTGCACGTGGAGTAACGGAGGTGTTCTTACCGTATATCGAAACGGCGTATCACTTGCTGTCTCCTCAACCTTCGCTGGCCCGATCGCTTATGCAGCCGGTGATTTGTACTTTGGTCGTAATTCTTTGGCGGCTGGGAACTATTTTACCGGCTATCTTGATGAGGTCCGTATCTATAACGTTGGCGTTACCTCTGGTCAAGCTTTGACCATGTACTCGGGTGAGACGCCTCTGTTTTACAAGGGCTGTACGATCGCTAAGCAGGGTAAAAGTGATTCTATTTCCACCTATAGCGGCGGTTGGTTGCGTTTGATCGGAGAGGGGACAAACTCGCCGTATTACTCAGTATTCTCACGCACCGGCGTTGCGTTTGACGGGTATCTTGAGGCGTGTCGCTTAGGCAATCTTAACGGTATTGGTCCGTTTGCTTCGGATACCTACGGTATTTTCATTGGTAATTACAGCACAGGTAAATATTTCCATTACGACACTTCAAGCGGGAACATGGTTATTAACGGCTATGTTCAAACCACTATCGGCGCTTTCGGCGGTGATGGAAGTGATGGTGCGCTTTCGGTTAGCTCAGGAACTACTACGATTGATTTGGCCGGTGCAGCGATTTTCATTAAAAACTACAGTTCGATTTCAATTACAGGTACGGGGAAAATAGCTTTCTCAAATCCACATGCCTCAGGCACGATCATCATCTTCAAATGCAATGGAAACGTAACCATCACATCTTCTACAGTTCCTTGCATCGAAATCTCAAGTCTTGGTGGTTCTGGCGGGGCCGGAGCAAGTGCCGGGACTTCTCCCGGATCGGCAGGAACTAATGGGGCTGGGAATATTTTTACTGCTGGCGCCGGTGGTGGGGGGGCAGCTTCTACTTCTGGGAGTACGGGTGGATCTGCCGGAACCGCTGTTAATTCTTATTCAACAAGATTTTTTAAGGTCGTTAATCTTATTGTCGGTGGTGGTGGTGGTGGTGGTGGGACTGGTTCAGGAACGGGTGGAACTGGTGGGCGTGGTGGTGGAGCTTTTTATCTTGAATGTAAGGGAACTCTAAATTTTACCGGAACGATCAACGCCAATGGCGCGAATGGCGGAAACGGGACGAATGCAGCCGGTGGAGGCGGAGGTGGAGGTGGGAGTGTCGTAATTCTCTATAATTCTTTGACCGCTAATTCCGGAACGATCAATACAAGTAAAGGTACAGGTGGGACCACTAGCACTACTAATGTCGGCGGCGGCGGTGGAGGTGGTGGTGGGGCAGTCGCCGGAAGTGCAGCTCTTGGAAGTGGGCAGCCAGGTGGAGATGGTGGGGATGGATACTCAATCGTCGCAATGAATAACTCATTTGCTTAATTCTATGGCAGGAACAAATCAAATCGCTTCAGACACCTGGGTACCACAAACCGATAAGTTCGGTAACTCGGTTGCGTTGCAGCCGGGAGCGGACGTCAACGCTTTCAACACCCGCATTCAAGACCTTGCTAACCGGGCCTTAATCAACAACATCACGCCGGAGCAGGCGCAGGCTGCCGGGATTCCGATGGATAAAAACGGCTTCCTGTACGGTCAAGCTCCGGGCGATAAGTCAGCTTTTTCGGGGTATACGCTTCCAAACAGCAAAGATGTTTACAATGCGCTTGCCAATTGGAATCCGTCGATCTCAGGTATTTCCCGTGAGCAGGCTTTGTCGATGCTCGGGATCAATAATCCAACCTCGCAAGGTGTCCCTTCGTCATATACGGCTGCCCCGCAGTCAGTGCTTGAGGCTGCAATCAAAGGGCCTAGTCAAACTGCTAAACCCGGACAGCTCTATGCTCCCGGTTCAGTGATGGGTACGCCCCAAGCTCCGTTAGGCGTAGTTACGGCTGATGGGCCGGTGAATAACAATCGTAGTTTGATTTCCTCGAAACCAGGACCTGGTTTAATCAAAGGATACGATACGAATGACGGGTATAAAGAAGTGTATGTACCGGCTGGTAAGTATGTTCCGGGTGTTTCGCTCTACCCGAAACCAACAAATACGATTACGCCGGAAAAACTAACAAAAGAAACGCCGATCAGTTTACCGGGCGCTACGCCGAGCGGCTTAGACCAGGCAGGTTCCATGATTGCCGGTGCCACGACGAGCTTAGCTGAAATCATCAAGTCCCTTACCCCACCGGAAACAGAAACGGAAAAAAAACAACAGACCTTGCTTGACCAGATGGCTTCGCTTGTCGGAGAAAACGCTAAACGGGCAGCGGATCAATTAACGAGCGAACAAAGCGCCGGTCTTCCGCAGTTACGTCAGCAGTTTGCTGATATTAATGCTCAGATTCTGAGTAAATCAGCTGAGTATGACGCACTCGCCAAGTCTCAGGAGGGGAAACCGATTACGATGAATTCTATAATTGGTGCTGAGCGGGCGATTCTAAATGCAAAAGCTTCGGACATCGGTTTGTTACAAGCCCGCGCGCAGGGTTTACAGGGTCAGATCGAGACGGCGCAGAATACGGTTAACCGGGCAATTGATCTTAAATACTCAACGATCGAAGCACAGCTTGGCGTATACCAGGCTCAGCTTAATGCGCTTCAGCCGACATTGAATAAAGAAGAAAAGATCGCAGCCCAGGCGCAGCAGTTGTTGTTGGATCAGCGCAAGGAAGCGATTGCCGCACAGAAAGCTGAGGAGACGAAGGTGCAGAACCTTGTGCTTGAAGCTATTGGCGCAGGAGTAACCGACCAGAATATTTTGAGTAAAATCAGCTCGGCTAAATCGTTTAATGAGGCGATTAAGGTGGCGGGGCCGATCTTGGGTGCTAAAGCTGCTTTGGAAAATCAGAAAACTCAGTATGGTTCTGGGATAGTGGGTGAGTATCAATTCTACGCTGATTCAGAAAAGAAAGCTGGACGTACTCCGATGAGCTTTACGGAATACCAAAATCAGGATGCGAATAGAAAAATATTAGCTTCAACTATCGCAAATGGTTCCGGCCTCACCCCTGCCCAACAAGCTCAATTCCTGAATATTACGAATAACTATCAGAAGGATGCTCTTGTCCAAGCGTTTGATAAAGGACAGGGTCTTAACGAAATTGCTGACCAGGTGTTAGCAAATCCGAATTCAGCAACAAACCAACTGAAATCTCTGTATACGTTTGTTAAAAATCTCGATCCCGAAAGTGCAGTCAGGGAAGGTGAGGTGGCCTTGGCCAATCAAACTACCAGTTTCTTTGATCGCTTTAAGACTTCGCTAACACGGGTTGCAGAAGGCCAGGTAATTTCTCCTGATGCCGCAAGAGAACTGGCTTTTGCTACTAAAGATCTAGTAAAGGCTTGGGAAACGGGAGTAGAAGCACGTAAGGCCCGGTATACATCTCAAGCTAACGTGTTGGGCGTTGGACAAGCATGGAAAGAATATATCGGTTTCTTTGGACAAAATGATCCTTTAGGGTTGGGTTTCTTTCCTGGAGGAAACGCAAATGATCCATTGGGATTAGGTTTTAATTCAGTTGGAGGCGACACGAATGCAGCCTCGCTCGGTCAGCTCTCTCAGAAATACGAGAGTTCTGGAAATCCGGGGGCGATAGGCTATGACTCAACAGGTGGGTGGAGCTATGGAACGTATCAGTTGGCACACAACAATGCGCAGAGGTTCGTGCAGCAGTCGCCTTACGCTAAGGAATTTTCGGGAATCCCCTTTAATTCCGAAGCGTTCCGTAACAAATGGAAAGAGGTGGCCCAAAAAGACCCTCAGGGATTCGCTCAGGCTCAAGAACAGTACATCGCTAAAACCCACTTCGAGCCATTAGCCGTCAAAGCTGCTCAAGCTGGGCTGGATCTAGCAGAACATACGCCAGTTCTTTCCGAGGTCATCTTCTCTACCGGAGTGCAACACGGAGCAAATACAGACGTGATTAACAAAGCGCTCGCTCGGGTAGGTAAAAATGCATCTGAGGAAGAATTGATAAAGGCAATCTATAACGAACGATGGAATGGCGGGAGAAGGTTTGCGAACTCCACTCCTCAAGTGAAGAAAGCCGTGTATAACCGATTCTTCGGTAAGAACGGCGAGCTTGCTACCGCTCTACGACAACTTAAAAATTATACTTAAATCAAAAATCCCGGGTCATAGGAGCTGCTAACTCCTCGCCGGGATTTAAGCCAAGTTTGTATGAGTACTATAGAGTTTCTTATGGAAACTGTCAAGAAAAATAAAATCCATCTTAAAACGTGGGGTCAGCTAGCTAAAATCATGGTATTTGCATCCTTTGTACTCGGCTGTATCTGGTTCTATACGCATCACATAAGAGAGCCTCGCATGGTTATTAATAACTACTATTAGTATGGCTTTAACCACCCAAGAATTCGCACAAAAAATTAAACAGAAATTCCCAGAATATAAGAATGCAAATGATGACCAATTGGTGAAGAAAATACTCGAAAAATATCCGGTGTATAAATCACGACTGATGGATTATAAGGAAGAGCAGCCTGTTAACACGACCCAAATAACTCCTACTGAACAAAAAGAGAATAAGCCCGGACTACTTGAAAGAGTAGATGAGGGCCTCGGCAAGGTCTTTAAACCGGTGTCCAATTTTCTCTTTGGTAGCGCTTCAAAAACCATCGCAAATACTGTCGGTCAGGGCATCGAAGCGGCTCAAGGAAAAAAGGGAGTTTTTACCGAGGGTTTTAATCAACAGTTCGGTGATATCGACAAAGCTCTTCAAGGACAAGGTGGAAGCAATCTTAAAGGTACGGCTAAAAACATCGCGGGTCTTGCTTTAGATAGCACAATCGCCGGTGTTGGTGAAAAAACGATGGCCAAAGTTGCTGGTAAGATTTCAGCTCCTCTCATTGCGCGAGCAGAAAAACTTTATCAGTCGGCTCTGAAACCGACTGCTTCAGTCCTTAAAAAATCTCCTGATGTTGTTAAGACTGGTATTAAAGAAGGAATAAAGGTAAGTGATTCGGGGTTGTCAAAGGTGAGAGGAATTATGGATGATATCGGAGAAGATATCGGTCGTGTAATTGACAATGGGATTGCCCAAGGGAGAGCAGTTCAGAAAAAATCTCTCCTTCCGTATCTTGATCAATTAAAAGAATATCTCGGAAATAGTCTTGGTGGAAAACAGTTAGTTAAGGAGGTCGATGATATTTCCAAAAAAATTCTCAATGATTTACCAGATAATATTCCAATCGAAACTGCTCAAAAAATAAAACAAACTACTCAGGGATTGGTTAATAAATATTACGGGGCGATGGCTCCCGTTGAACAGGAGACTAAAAAACAGTTAGCAAGAGGATTAAAGGATGAAATCGCGAAGGCCGTACCGGAGATAGCTGAACTAAACGCAAGGGATGCTAAACTTTTCCAGCTAGAGGAATCTCTTCAAAGGGCAGTTAGTCGGATGGGTAATAGAGAAGTAATTAACGCGTTCGATATCATGACATCTCTAGGAGGAGCCATGGTTAACCCGGCATCACCAGTTAAGGCAGCTGGGGGAGTCTTATTTTTAAAAAAATTCTTACAAAGTCCGGCGGTTAAAAGCCAGTCAGCTATATGGCTTAATAAGCTTGCAGAGAATGGAGAAAAATTACTAAAAGCCGGGCGTTACCCGGCCGCGATTACCGCAAGTAAAATTTTGCAGTTATTTAACGATGAAGATTCTAGTCAAAAAGATGAAGCGGGTCGTCGCTAGACGGATCTATTATTACTTTTCCGGATTTCTGGACCTGCTCCTCCGCAGCTTGATAGCACAATCTCTTATCAACAAATATGTATGTGACCATGCAAAAAAATGTAATAAGACCGATCATTAAAAGCGCTATTAGTTTAAACCAGTTTTCTTTTAGAAAGCTGTTCATATAAAAATACGATTAAAATTCTTTTCTAAACTGTTTCTCAGAACAATCCGTATAGTTATTAAACATTAATCTTAAAATCATTGGATCGGTAACTGGGGTGGAGGTAGTAGGTAGGTATTGTTTACAATTTTTTCCGGCCCACTCACCTTGCTGTGATCTATAGATTACATAACAAACGTCATAATCGGCGTCATACTCCTGACCTAAAACATTATTCCAATTTTCTTTCTCCTTATCATATATATCAAAACAATCTTTCTTACGCTTTGCAATATAATCACGCTTTTCTTTCTGTTCTTTATCAAACTTTTCTTGATCTGCCGCGATTGCAGCATCTATTCGCTTATCTCTGTCTCGTTCTGGAATATACGAAAGATAATAATAAGCTATCACCAAAGTTATACCGATAAAAATCAAAACCAGTATTATTTTGAACCAATTATCTTTTAGAAAAGTTCTCATAAAAGATTATCTAAACAACGCCAGACTCTACCATAAATAAATTATAAAGTCAATAGCACCTAACCTATCTAGTATGCCAGACAAACTCGCTAAATTGCAAAAACTCATAGAGATCGCCGATGAAGGACTGACCCGAGAAGAATTTCTCGCGGGTTTTAAGCTGGCTGTCGATTTTATCAAAAAAGCCGAGGAGAATTTAACGAAATTGACTGAAAAACACCTAGAACAAGCGGATAATCGTCGTTCCGAGATGGAGAAGTTATACAAAGATACCGTGCGACAGATCAAAGAGGATAATCATATACCGAACCTGCGGAAATGGGCGCTAGAGCACGTCGAGAAAATGTACCAGCAAAGCGATATTGATGGTCAGGTGGCAGAAAAATTAGGCCAAGTTGAGGCAAAAATCTCAGAACTTGATGCTCTAGAACTGCCAGACCCTCAAGCTATCGCTCAGGAAGCAGCTAGCATTGCCCGTGAAGAGCTAAAGTCCCACATTCCCGTTATTGAGGACATTGAGAAAGACTTGCCTAAGCTCGGTCCGGAGATCCGTAATGCCTTGGAACTGTTACAGGGTGATGAACGGTTAGATATGAAGGCCATTAAAGGATTGCGAGAGGCGTTAGACGGCCTACGCGGGGTGTTGCAGAGCAAGAACTTTGTGAGTCATGGCTCGGGGAACACGACTGGTGGACGTATGGTTAAACTTTATGACCTTTCCTCATCACTCGATGGTACGACTAAAGTATTTTCTCTCCCGGCAATGTGGCGGATTATCTCAGTGCAATCTAGTTCTTTTCCGAATGCGTTTCGGCCGACAACTGATTATGTGCATAACGCGAGCGCTCACACCATCACCTTCACGAACGAAATCACCGCAGCCACCACGCTCGCCGCTGGCCAGACATTGACTATTATCTATTCTGAATAATATGACGAAGATTCTACTCTTCCTTATCGCGCTTCTTGTACCTGTCTTAAGCGTTCAGGCAGCGCCGACAACCACATACCAACGTAATGTCTTGCCGGAAGCCACGAATACGTACGATCTCGGTTCATCGTCAAACGTCTGGCAGACGATCTACGTTCGCAACATCACCATTTCCGGTACCTGTACGGGGTGCGGATCCGGAAGCGGGGGGACGACATCAACGTTTCAGGACGTGACGAATAACGGGAACGTGACGACAAATTCAATCCAGTTCGCAGGTGGTACGTCGACGGCGGCCTTGGCCATTCAGTCTTTGTTGTCTGCACCGACCGGATCATTCCCCATGCTCTATGCCTCGAATACGAACTTCACGTTTGCAACTATCGGCACGATCACGGGCAGCAATGCTACCATCACGAATGTTTCGAGTACGAACCAGACCATAGCGACATCCTTAGACGTCACCGGAGCAGCTATCAGCGGACTTTCAACGGCCGACCTATCGGACGCTTCAAATATTGCCTTGCTTAATGCTTCTAACGCATTTACCGGCACCAATACGTTTGCCACGACGACTGCCGCAAGCTCAACGGTTACAGGCGGGTTCTATGTGGGGGGCACATTCACGGCCGCTGGTTCTGGTGCTTTTTCGGGCATTACAGCAACGAACATGGCAGTGACAAATGCCCTGTTTACCAATGTGACGACGACGCGGGCGACATCAACTGATTTGTTTTCAACGAATGCTACCGTCACGAATCTATTGGCCACCAACATCACGAGCACGCGGATTACGAGCACTGATTTCTTTAGCACGAATCTGACGGTAACCAATGGTTTGTTTACGAATGTCACGACTGCTGGCCTTACCACGACCAATTTTAATGCCACGACAGTGTCTACGACCGGCAACGCTTCGGTGGCCGGTGCGTTCTCGGCTGGCGCCACAGTATTAAGCAGCCTGACGCTCGGCTCGGCGTTGGGTGTCACGAGCGGTGGTACGGGCCTTAGCTCATTGACGCAGGGAGATATCTTGTATGCCTCGGGAGCTAATACGCTGACGGCACTGGCAAAGGATACTAATGCGACACGTTACCTCTCGAATACAGGATCATCGAACAATCCGGCATGGGCGCAGGTAGCATTAACGACCGGCGTAACGGGGGTATTGCCCATGGCAAACGGCGGCACGAACACGAGTACTGTCATGACGGCCGGATCGGTCATCGTCTCGAACGGCACTTATTATAGCCAGGATAATGCGGGATTCTACTACGACCTGACCAAGCACTACCTCGGATTGGGTACGACCACTCCGGCTTCGATCCTAAGTATCTCTACGACCACCCCAGCAATTACGCTTAATGATACGACGGGTGCGGGGCATCAGTATTTG